TAATAAATGAATAAATAAATTTATTCATTTTCATTTTCACTTTCTTCTATTAAATTTATTTATCAAGCAAAAATAATAAATGAATAAATAAATTTATTCATTTTCATTTTCACTTTCTTCTATATCACTAATAAATTTGGGCACATACAATCCATTTTTATTAAATTGTATTTGAGAACATAACCAAGTTAATCCATATTGTTTTTTATAAATCCAAAGTCCAACACAAGTAAGATTTGCTTTTACATTAATATTTTTATTAATTAATTCTTGTATTCTATTTGGATTATCAATTAAATTGAAATTATAATCATAAACAAATAAATCTTCTAGATTTCCAACTTTACATTTTAAATCTTTATTAAATAATATGGATTGATTTTTGTAAAATTTATATTGTGATAAATTTTCATTATAATTAACACTATTTTCTGTTAATGTTTGTATATCTGTGGGTGGATTATGTAATTGATTATCTTCTAAATCATCAAATTGTATATGTGATATATTAATAACATTTTTAATATCTTTTTTTACTTTATTTTCAATCTTTTCTATAAAATTACATAATTTTGTGTTTTCTTTTAAATCAAAAGTAATATATTTATCAAGTTGTTTAATTTTAATATAATCTGTTGTAAATTTTAAATTTTCTCTCTTTTCATCAATATCTGTAAAATGATAAATATTTGAATAATAACTCTCTGATATATTTTTAACCTTATTTTTAATATTTGTTGATTTAAAAGGTGAATATTCAATATTTTCAATATTTAATTCATCATAGTGTAAAATATTTTTGTTTAAATAATGTAAATATTCAAAATTATTATTAAAACTCATTATATAATAAAAATTTATATTTATTATTTTAAATAATATCATTAATATTCAAAGTTTTTTCTTCTATGTTATAATCAACTAAAACTAATTTATTTAACTTTTGTTGTTCAAAATCAGTGACTTGATTATATAAATTATATATTTTCCATAATTTTTCTACATTTATATCATTATCCATTAATGATAAAAATTTGTGAAATAATTTATCAGGTCCTAATAATTGATTATAAAAATGTGTTATATCAACATTATTATTTTCAGTAATAAAAATACTTTGTAAATATTGTTCACTAATAGTCATATAAGAATTATCATTTATACATTTTTTTAAATAATAATCAAAATTATATAAATATTCTAGTAAAATATAAAGATTGTAAAATTTACAATTTATTAAAAGAATGTAATCACCATTTAAAATACCTTTTTTATATTTTTCAGTATTACTAAGATGATATTTAACTAAAATATAATTATTATGATTATTGATTTTATCTTCTTTAAATTTTAATAATTCTCTTACAATATTGATATCTATTTGTTTAATTAAATAATCATTTTCTAGATTAATAAAATATATATTTTTGATATGAATATACTTTATACCTACAAAGTAAATATATAATTCATAAAGTTTTAAAAAATAAGGATTTGTAATAATATAGTATTGTATTTTATAAAAAAAAGTTAAAAATTGTAATATAATTTTTTGTAAATATTCCATTTTATAATATTAATATATATTTTTAAACCCATAATATATCTCTAAACATATGAATTGTTGAATCATCAATTTCTTTACTATTCATATCGCTATATGAATTAAATAAAGTAAATATTAAAAAATAAACACTATATACACCACATTCACTATTTTCTCTTTGATGATTTGTTTTATTAACTTGAGTTATAAAATTATATTTTTGGTATTTGCTTTGTAAATGTTTCATTAATTTAAGAATACTAAATGGAATTGTATGAGCACTACCAGCACTATCAAAAAAATTAATTTCACCTTTTTTCATAGTATTTGGTTCCCAAAATATTTGCATTGCAATCCAATGTATTCCACTTCCTTTAGATGAATCAGTATTAAATATAATACCTAAATGATTAATGCCTCTTCTATTAAATTCTTCTAAATCTAAATTAAATAAATTAATTTGTCTTCCCAATAAATCTCTTTGAACTATATCGAAATCAATCATAAAAATTCCAATAAATTCAAAGTTTTTAAATTTTTTTTGATAGTGATACATTACATTTTGAATATCAATATTAGATAACCAAGTATAATGACATTGGTGTTTATTTTTTGAACCACATTGTTTCCAATTTTTTGGTTGAATCGGTTTAAAATTTTTTTTTATAATATTTAATAATTCAGGTGATTTAGTTTCTTGATATTTTTTTTTTAATAGACACAAAGTGTCTTTACAATTATATTTAGCATATTGTTCTGTTAAACAATCATTACCTGAACCTATCGCTTCATAATTAACATTTTGATTTATATTTTTATTACAATCTAAATAACTATAAAGAATTTTAGTGTCTTTGCTATCAAGACATTCTAATTTCTTATTATCAGAACTAAGAATAGAACATTTTGTATTTGGAATATTTGCTTTTTTTTGTAAATCAATAATTAAATTGCTTTTATTATTATGTTTACAAAATTTATTTACATCTAATTTATTCATGTATATATATATATAAATTATATCTAGATTTTTTTTACTATTAAGTTTATTAATAGTAAAAATACAATAATTATACGCCGAAAGCATTAATTAATTAAATTATTATAGAATTGTTCTTGTTTTTTTTGATTATCTAACCATTGTTCATAACGATTTATTTCTTCATTAGTTCTTTGTTGTAATATATTCATTCTAGTATCTAATTCTGTTTTACTTAAAGAATTTATATTTTCACGATTATTTTTATAATCACTTAAATTATTTTCTTTATAATATTTTTTATAAATACTTTCGTGGTCTTCATCAGTTTCTAATAGAAAACATCCATCTGTGAAAGCATATTTAAAATCAGTTAAATTTAAAGATTGTCCGTTACTAGAAAATGGTTTTGTTTGAGTATAATCTTTATTGACAGAAAAATTATATGAATTATGGAATGAACTTAAAGAAGCGGAATTTAATTCACCAATTTCATCATATGTTTTTAATTGATATTCTTTTTTAGAATTAATATTTTTAAAATCATCTTCAGTATAACCATTTTCATTAGGGTCTTTGTATTGATTAGTTTCAAAGTAATTATTAAATGCTTTATTGTCAAATTTACCTTTTGTATAAATTTGATTTTTATCGATTACTTGTTTTTTAATATGTTCGTTATCAATATTTTTTTGATTTTGATTAAAATCTTTTTTTAATGTAATAAAAGATTTTTGTAAATTTTCACTTAATTCTAATCGTAATAAAATTTCATTATAAGCATTGGATACTAAATGATATTTACGAACATCACCTCCTTTGTCAGGATGATACTTTAGTAACATTATTTTATATTGTTTTGTAATAATTTGAATATTATTACAATTAGAAGGAATTCCTAAAATTTTAAAGGGACAATGTTTTTTAAATATATCAGAATAAGAAATATTATTCATTTATAATATATGTTTATTAATTTTTAATTAATTTATTTTTTAATAACAAAACAAATTAATCAATCAACCTTTGGTTGATTGATTAAATTGTTTTGGTGATTTGGATTAACTACAAATAACAAAGTTATTTGTAATTAATCTCAATATGAAGTATATATTAATTTTCTTTATAATCAACAATTAACAAAGTTAGTAGTTATTCTTGTATTATTTAAAAAATAATATCAATATATAAATATGAATACACAAGTTAATAGAGAAATTTTTACTGATGAAAGTCATAATAAAAAATTAGTAAATTTTTTAAAAGATTATTGTAAAATGTGGACACAAAGACATTTTATGTTATATAATCAAATGTATCGTGATTATTGTAATAATATTAAGAGTGGAAAATTTAGAATAGATGGTTTAAGTAATCCTAAGATATCAGATATTGATTTATATTTTTGTCAAAAATTTGTGGATGAATATAAGAAAAAATATAATTCAACACCTGTTCGACAATTTCAAAAAGAAGTTGAGAAGAGAGAAAATGAGATAACAAATGTGGATAATCAATATTATCAACCACAAGATAATTTTCCATTAAATAATGAACCTTTTGATACATTAGTGGTGAATAATAATGATAAACAAACAAATATACAAAAAAATACAAGTGTAGCATCAGAGCAAAGTTTTTCAAAATTATTTGAAATTAATGTTCCAAAAGAACCATTTGTGTTAGATGTTCCTGAAAGAGATAATGTAGAATATACATTAATTTTAGATAGTCGTGATAGAGATATTATAAATTATCCATATCCTGAAAATTTTACAATATTAATAGAGAATACATTAAAAAATATACAACAAATAACTCTTGATGAAATTATCACACCTAATTGGAATGTATTTGTTGATGAACCTTATTCATTTATTATATTTAAGGAAATAGATAATGTATATATATATAATGGTTCAAATCCATTATATTCAAAAGTGTTTACACAAGTATATCCTGATACTATATCAAGAGATAGAAGATATATAGTTCAATATCCAACAAACAATACAAAATTATATAAAACTAATCCATTGGCATCATTAGCAAGATTAAGTCCAACAATTATTAAATCAGATGGGTCACCATTAAATATGTATACAGATGTTTTTGAAATATTAGATACTTTGGAATGTGTAGTAGATGGAATAACATTTTATCGATTTAAATTAAAAAATATATTTAGAAATTTATCAGTTGAATATTACAATTGGTTAAATTCAGTTTGTAAAATGAATGATTTAATTAATGTAGTGTATAAATTAGAAGAAAAACCTAATAAAATAAATCATCAGATAAGATTTATGACATTAGGATCAGTAAATGATTTTTTAAATGGAATATTTTATATAGATACATATGTGAATACAGATATAGAAACAATTTATAATAAAAATATTAATATAAATAGTTTAGTATATTATGAACCAGTTGAAAAAAAATATTGTGATGCATTTATATTTTTAAGAAAAATTTCATTTTTTTATTCAATAATTATTAAATTACAAGAATATAATGCTAGAACAATACCAAGTCAAATTTTAATTTAATAAAACAAAACATCATTATATACGCTACTAAAAGTAGCGTCTAGATAATTAAAATAAATAATTACGCCTACGGCGTAATTATTTATTTTAATTGTATATACGCATCATACATAAATATATTTTTAAAAACACTTTCAGCGTTTTGAAATCAAATTAGTTTATTAAATAGATTAAACGAAAAATATAAAATATTT